ATTCATAGTAGAAGTCTTGGCTACTCGTCCGCCCTGACTCGTTCGTTTATGCACAGGTTCTCTTACTTGTTCCGTTTGTTTAATCTTTGCCACTATTTATCCTTTGTAAAAGTTTTAGGGTCTACTCCGACGAAGCCACAGGATTGTGGTTCGGTTATTTCAAATCCAAATACATCAGGGTGGTCGCCTGGTAGGTTGCTATACTCTGTTAATAAACAACTCGCCGCTTGGTATTCACTACAGTTTTCATGATAGTATTCTATCGCCGTCTGGCAGTCATTAAAATATCCAACGAATTCTAGATCGTCGTAGTTGCCTGATAATGATACTGTTAGAATAAATGCACCTTCAGTTAAAGTCATTTCTTTTTCTCCCGACGAAGCTTGTTGTCGTCCTCTTTTTTTATCTCATCTTCCCACTCTATTTTTTGGCGAAAGATTTTATCAAAGTTACTTTCAAATTTATGTTGATCTGTAGGTCTTCGTTTACTTCCTTTCCCGACATTGTTAACCATTACGCGACTCCTTTAATATACTAACAATTTTTTTTCTGTTTAAATATGACGCTAATAATTCTATTTTATTTGTGTATTCATCTACTGGCATAGTGCCTGCTGTTTCATAAAGCTCTTTTTTCAATCTCCATATATTTCTCTCAGCGTCTACTTTTACTGTATTAAGGTATTCAGATGAACTCTCAAGAGTCAAGTGTTCCACATCTTGAAATTGTAAACGCCTAACCTCTTCGTCTTCGTTTATTTTTATTAATGCCCCTGTTACTGCTAATTTATTGTTGGTATTGTTGTTCCATTTGCCTTTTATTTCTTTTTGTTTTGTTTGAAACATTGGAACAGAGTTTTTTTTAGGACTGAACTTTAGTTGCCTTGACAATTCTTGAGTTTTTTCCTGTAATAACCAAGATTCTTCTTCTCGTTTAATTTTTTGGGCTTCAAGTACTATTTGTTCATAGATAGATGGCTCTTCAAGAGTAGCTATTTTATTTACCCCTATTCTAGATTCCCCATAAGAACCACTTGGGGTACAATGTTGGTCAACTGAGTTTAACATCTCATCAATAGTTGGCACATCGGTGTCATACTCAAGTCGATAAACTCCCGCAACGTCAATTGAATCTAAATAGTCTATATACCTTTTTATCTTATGCTCCAAGTAATAATCAGCGTCAAACTTCTTAGCTTTAATAGTAGTTATCATAATTTACCCTTTAAAAAAATGCCTCCAGTAACCCATCTCTTCTAATTATATGTCCTTGCAAAGTAATTCTGTATTCATTAGGGGTATATTCTTTCATACCCGCTATCCTATGAATTGTTTGTCCATTATGTATCACTAGGTCTTTTTCATTATACGCTAAGTGTTGCCGTTGATGAAACGCGTCGATGTAGTCCATACCTCCCCCTGATTTGGGTAGCTTAATAGCAAGTGTAAAAGCATAGCTATCAACATCTTCTAGTCCTAGTGTAACGTGAGGGTGATCTTGGTGCCAATTACCTGTTATCTTTAAAAACTTTTTGTCGCTCGGAAAGATATGAAATCCCGGAACTCTTAACTGAGTCGTTAGATAAATATCTTCTGCAAATACACTGTTCAACGCCTTTCCTACTTCAGTATATAACTCGGCAAATGTTTGAACCATCATCTCGTTTTCAGCGGGTAAATCTTTATAATATTTTTTTGTTTTACCGTCTAGGTATGCACCCCGCCCTAGAGTAAAGAACGGATAGTCTTTCGACCTACTAACCCACTTGTCTTTCGTAGACAGAACTTTATTAGTTACTGCTTCTGTATCTATATCCAAAGGTACAGTAGTAAAAGGTGATTTTTGTTTCATCACTTCCCCTTCCCATTCAATATCTAAATCCATTAGCAATCTCCATAGTTATCAGCCACGCCTGATTCACAAGCAATAGGCAATCCGTCTGCCCATTCAGGTGCTATAGACATGATGTTCTCAATATACTTTGTTCCAGACTCTACTTCTTCATCAGGTAGCACACAAACAACTGCGTCATGAACTGTTAGTGCGGGTCTATACTTCTCGTTAATATCAATCATCTGTTCTCCAATTACAATCCTAGCTAATGCTTGAACTACATTCTCGGTTACACTCCCACCCCAAATAGTGACTTGCATGTTATATCTTTTCTTATATAAGTATCTCTTATTAGATTCAGAAGTGTCTACATGAAGATCGGGGTATCGTATATAAAGTCCGTTCGGAAACTTAATACCCTCTTTGTCTACGAGTAAAGTGTTGTGCTTGTCTAAATAGTATGGTTCTTTCCCCTCGGGCCAATAAACTAAATCTTGTAGTGCGTTCTCACAAGTCTGCCAGAAGTCTGTAACCTTGTTGTTCATATTTCTATACACCTGAACTAATCTTTTACATTCGGCTTCATCGAACTCTACACCCGCACCTAGCTTCAAAACATTCTGAAGTTTAGCAGCACCCGTTCCATATCCTAATCCTAGAATACAAGTCTTACCGACTGCTCGTTCTACCTTGTTTCGCTTGTCTATCTTCCTGTTATAAACCTTACTCGCAAACTCACAATAAACATCTCTACCCTCGGCATACCATTGTGTGACATCTTCCTGACCTGATAGCCATACTAAAATCCTAGCTTCAATCTGAGATGAGTCACAGTTAATGACCTTGTGTCCGTATGGTGCAACCACCGCTTGTTTCAATGTTTTCTTACGTGCGTCTCTCGACGGTAAGTTTTGGAAGTTAACTTTGTCTGAACCTGACCAACGCCCCGTGTGTGCGCCGTAGTATTTCAACGGGATAGGTAGCCTACCTTTGTTTCTAGCCCCCACGCCTATGAATCGTTCTATCCTAGTTTTCTCTATCGTAGACTTCGTGCCTAACCGAACGGCACACAACTCTTGTATAAAAGAGTCCTCATGCCCCTGTAAGTCTATAAATCCTTGGTCAGTTTTAGCTAAAGCGAATGTTTGTTTACCTGTTGTAACAGATTCTTTCATGGGTACGACTGCACCCAACTCGGTTATCAATTCAGCAAACTGTTTGTTACTTGCTAACTTCTTCCTAACAGATTCTACATCTTCACACTCAAGTCTAGCCATGAGTCCTTGTAACAACTCCTGGGTTTCTATCTTAAGTTCTTCAAGTCTTGTAATAAGTAACCCGTCGTTAACTTCTAGTAGGGGTTCTGTAAACATACGAATAGTTATGTCTATTAGTTTTAGTTCATTGTGTGGAAAGTCTTTGGATAAAACTTGAAATAGTTTATAGGTTAACTCGGTGTCGTTGATACAATACTGCCCATATCTATGTAGCTCGTGTGGCTGAAAGTCTTCTAGGCGTTTACCTTTAGCGTCTAAAACTTCCGTGCCTTTCTCGCCTAGATTATAGTGCTTGGATAAGTATGCAAGAGATCCACCCGCGTTTGTTCCATGTATTGCACGAGCCATACATAGTGTATCAAGGTATATTTTTGGAGTTATGTTGTAGATAAAACTTAAGATAGCACCATCAAAAAGCATATTGTGGCAGACAAGTAATGAGTTATCCCAATCTATTTTATCAAGTTCTGCCTTAAGTTCTTCATGTGAACCTGAATACCATTTTGTTTTCCCGTCGTCTACCTTGACGGCGAACCCAACTACTTGAAACTTTGGGTCTCTAATGTATTCTTCTGTTGTTAGATTTGATAAGCTAAACCCTACATCGTAAAATGTTTCAAAGTCAATCGTTATTAGATTCAAGTTTTCCCTTTCTCTCTTTTATACAAAATCCTTTTAAGTTCATTACTCCCATGTCTGATTTTATTGAGCAATACCATTTGCCCCCGTGGTTAATCTTTGCGTCATCACCACACTTGCAACAAACTGCGGGACCAACTCTATTGTCTTCTTTAATAATTGTCATAGCTTACTCGCATAATATTCATGTTCATTACGGCATATAGGAGAACACCATCTTCTCTTGTCACTCAAAGCTTTATCGCACCAAAGACACTTGCCTGACTCGTTCTCAGGCACTTCTGTATTAACAGATTTTAGCGTGGCTTCTAATTGTTTCTGAACCTCGTCGTTGGCATTATCAGCTTCATCGCTCATATTATAGTTCCTTTCCATGGAGTTTTTTCCATTCTTTGTTTGCTAGTGATGGGTTCAGGGATAACAAAGTCATCTTCTTTAGCCCACCTTATTAAAACTGATAGCCCTACCCCCGCATAAGTTGCTACCTTGGTTCTAGGTGCGTCAGGTTTCCTCTGCATATAATCTTTGGCTCGGTTTATAATCTTTTCTCTTTCTTCTGTTGAATAAGCCACTTTAGGCATTCCTTTTCCTTTCGTTTAAAGTAAACATTCCTCACAATTGTCAAACGCTAATTCGTATTGTGAGATTTGCTGTGTTGGTTTTGGTTGTTTTAATCTTACTATCCTACCTTGAAAATGATTTTCAGTAAAGTATTTTACCTCCGCATTACTCCATCGATACTTCCTGATAATCTCGCCCTCGTCATCAAGTAGGGCATGAGTAAAGTCATTCAACGCCTTTGTCCTCATATGTTTTAATCTGCCTTTGGGCATACCATATCATTTTCTTTAAGTCTTGAATCGGGTTTCCCTTATGTTTACATCTCATCAAGTATTTGCCGCACTGCCACAACAAAGGGTCTTCAGGAAAAAACTCTTGTAGAACATCTATGACTTCAAACTTTGTCATAGTGTAATGCTTGGGTCGATCGACAACATCTTCTTTTAAATTTGCTCTCATGTATCTATCCTCTCAATAATGTTAAATCTATATTCTTGCGTTTTAAAAAATAATTCTAATGCGTCTATGTCTGTTTCATCAATCACCATAGAATAGCCACCCGCTTTTTTAATGTCACTCAAGTGTTTGTTCTGTAACGCCGTTGGTTTATTGCCATTGGCTTTACACTCGATTCCAATAAAGTGTCCGTTGTAACAAGCCACAATATCAGGCACACCCGATGAGCCATAACCGCCCGTCGCGGGATAGAAGTAATAACATTCGTTCGCTTGTAGAACCTTTGTCACTTTGTTTTTAACTTTCTTTTCAGGTGTCATAAATATCCCCTCGATATAACAGGGATAATGCTAAGTTCTTTTCCCTGAGAAGTCCATAAAGCACCCGCGTCATTACCCTCATCGTCCATCATGGGTACTATCCAATGTCCGTCAGTAAATTCTATAACAACATTAGCTTTAGTCCACCCTAGGTCATCTACTTCTTGGGCAGTCATATATCTAATATGTTTAACAGTTTTACCTACTAAAAAGTCAGTGACTTTACTCGTCCAATTCTCCACTAGCCCCTCATATTTATTCTTCACAATTTCCCCCCGCACAATATTTGCTATTGCTTAAGATTTCATCTTCGAGTTCTTTGAACGCGTCGTCTTTCATAATCTTTTTTCGTTCTTCACTTAACCTTTCAACAAGCGGATTACTGCTCTCGGTTACCTCTATCTGAATCAATAGACCTCGATCTCGAGCATGGTCTGCTATGACTGATTTTACAAAGTCAACGGGTTCAATGCCCTCCCAATTTGATACTTTGTCATACTTCTCGTCATCAAGTTTTACATCAATGATAACGCTAAACCTTTTATCCCCCATGTCTACGCTCTCC